CGTACCCCATCCAACGGACCATATCCGCATGATATTCAAACTCCTCTATACTTCTATTTACAACATCGGGGCGATCACTAGCCAGTACACAAAATTGACCAGGATGAAAACTGAGACGTACACCTAGTCGTCTGGCAGCTTCGCCCACTGGGGCAAATATTCGAGCACAATGATCTTGTATTTCAGTTCGTTGCCACCAGGCCTGCCAGTCTTTCTCGGTATAGCCCTGTAGCATTTCACTGCCTAGGCGTACCATGCGTAGGTGCGGTTCAAGACTGCCCACACGCTCAACCAATTTTAAGGCAGCACTGGCATTATGATTCATAATGTCCCACTGCCGTTGTTCAGCTTCATCACGATGTTCACGCAACCACTTCATGGTAGTACTACGACCATTGAGTTCACGATCAGCAGCATTTACTTTCATGCCGCCAACCTCACTGGGATCATTGATCCATTTACAGGCAAAGCCTATACGTTTAGTCATAAATTTTTAATTTTTTCAATTGCTTCTATTGCATCTTTGTAACCACTGGTTGTAACTTGAAGTTCAAAAAATTCTTCTTGCAATTGTTGATACTGATTAACCCAGGCTCGAAATGCACCTTGAGGCATGGGCACAGTTACTGTATACTTGTGTTGATTCATAGTTGTCTCAATATAAAATTGGCCAATGCAAAGCCCGTGTAGGCTAAAAATATCACAAGGCCAGCGCCAAATATTCCTGTCATTAACAGCAAGAAAGGTATCAACGGATCATGCTTCATGTGTTGCTTTTTGCCGGGAATTTATTTTCTTTGGGCACTTCTAAACAAGTTTCAATACCTTTGAAGTGCCATTTGCGACAGTGTGTACATTCCATCTTGTGCTCCTTTAAAAAATTAATTATATACAATTTCGGTTATGTTGTCAACTCGCATACCAATAAGATTTTCATGTGTTGCACAGAGACGAACTGTGGTACGATTGGTTCGAATATCAATCCAAGGTACTGTATGGTTGTGTCCATTTTCGCTCAGCACAATATCAACAATGGTACCTTCTAAATGCCCTGCGGCACTGGACCAAGTGACACGATCGCCAATGGTTAATTTCATATGGTTCTCCTTGAATTAATAGTGTAAGGGATTTCTACGGCGCAAGTATGCCAGGGCGGCTTCCTTGCTATCAAAACGACCACTGATTGGCGTTTGATGTGCACCACGCACAATAAACCATCCACCCAACAATTTGTTTTCTATCACTTTCATATTAGGCTCCGTGGTAGGCAGTTTCAGATTGGTCACGCTTGGCATCCATGATCTCAAACAAGATGAACTTGGCAATGTTTAGGTTTTTCCTAACCTGCTCATTTGAGTTAGACCAGCTACTTAACTCCTGGGCATCTGAAAGAATACCTGCAACAACCATTTCAAGACCGGATGTTTTGGCAGTGATACTATTCATGTATTGATCACGAATTTGTTGCTCGGTAATTCCGTACATTTTGACTTCATTTGCGTTTGACATATCTAACTCCTTTTTACTTACTATGCTGTTATTATAACCGATTTTGTATTTTGGGTCAACCGTTTAGTCTGCTCTTGAACCCATGTATGCTGTAATGCCATGCGCTTTCAAAGTATCAGCATAGGCCTGGGCGCCTGTTTCTTTGATGTCCATGCTCTGGGTGAAGCTACCACCGGGATTCCAAAGTTGGAGTCCACCACCGTATGCAGGCTTGAAGCCCACTGTCTTGAGCGCACGGCCCAATTTGGTACTGGCTTTTTCAAAAACTGTTACCCAGGCAAACCCACAGTATCCTGGCTCACCGTGTCGAGTAATAAAGTCAGCTTCGGCTCGGCGAGCCGCGTCAGTGGCAGTATTGTGAATAGATTTGATGTTGTCAATTGCGATTTGCATTTTAAGTTCCTTTTTACTGTGTATGCTGTTATTATAACCGATTTTGTGTTTTTGGACAACCAAAAAGTGTTGCATTTTAGTGACTGTTTAATGCTGGGCTATGAGCGTTGATGATTTCGCGCTCTACAGCGTGAGCTGGTTTGCGTCCGCGCACAATGTCAACTAAAAGTACTACAAATGCTTCTGCGCCGTGTTGTCTGATGCTGTTGCACAAAGCCCACGCTTTGTTTTCAGTGACTGCCCGACGAACGTGCTTCTGAAAGCGAATTTTTAGGGCTCGTTGAACTTGTGCACCACATACGGTAATACCAATGTAGCTCTCGTTGGTGTTAGTGTTTACTAACATATACACAGCGTGTTTGGTGTCTTGGCGTCTTTTGCGTTTCATCATGTAGTTATTATACCCGAAAACGCAGGATTTGCCAACCAAAATTTAGCAAAAATTGTGGTAAAAAAGTAACACTTTTTGTAGTACTAAGGTATTACTTTTTTATGTTGTATTTTTACAACAAATTAATGCATATGACTACCTAGATTGAATTTTTCAATATCGTGTACCCCAAATATCTTAAGTATTCGTTGAATATTTTTAGGTTGTTTGAACGGAATTACTTCAGGCATAAACACTGATTTTAGTTCTCCGTTTGGCCCAAGTATAAAACCGTAATCTTCTTCACTAATTTCAGTTTCGTACATATCATCTACTGTTACCTCTTCGATTGCCACTGTAGTCTTCGTCATGGTTGGGCTCCAATTTTAGTTGTTCTAAGTATTTAACAATTTCTTGTTCTAATTTTACTACTACTGAACGGTCTGTGTCAAATGTATGTTTATAAACATGATACATGGTACACATGTTATAAGGTTTGTTGAATGTCACTGATTCGGCAGCAATACTAAACCCGTAGGCATCTATTTCTTCGTCGTGACCAAGATAATTTTGTTCAATACACAATTCTTTGTTATTGGATTTACTAGTGTATTGTTTTAATTTCTTTTTTTCCAATACCTGTTGCCGATGTATCTGCTCGTGTGCCACACATTCTGCAATATCAAAACTTATCTGTTTCCAGTTTAACTCACTGCCTTTAAAAGATAACTGCTCAGGATAATAGTACAGTATTATTTCAGTGTGCGGTAAATGGTTACAATCATTTTCTTTATCGTATAGTCCACCAACAATGACCGAATTAGGATCCACTGCATAACTTTTTTCAGTACGAAATGTGTAATCTTCTTTTGGAAACTGTTTGCGTATCAAACTGGTAAATGTACCGGGTGTAAATTTTTGTGCAATGACTTTAGATTCTAAAGACAGCAACTGTTTGTAAATTTCAAAAAACATATTACTTTTCAGCGTAGAAAATGTGCCCACCTATGCGTGCAATTTTCTGTTTGAGACTGACCCAGGCTGGACGGAAAGCAACTGCATGAAAATACAATGCTTCGTTGTATTTTTCTTTCAGCTCATCAAAGCCACCATCTAGAAGTTGTGTTGCCACGGAGAGGCTTTCTTCCCAACGTCGGTCATTGATTTTAGGGTTGGCAACGGTACCACAACTCCAGCTGAACTGACATACCGCAGTGCTATAGACCTTTGTTTGAACTTCAGTGACATGATCAACACGATCAAGTATAAAGTATTTTTTAGTATGTACTTCGTGTGTTACAGTAGTTTTGCGCTCGTGTTTAAAAACTGTGCGTTGATGTACTACTCCGCATACACTATTACTAAACCGGCCATCAGCTACTCGATTCAGTGTTACCACGCCAACTGCAACCTTGCCCTCTAGGCTTTCGTTACCAGCTTCGTAGTAGATATTTTTTGCCAAACAATTTAATTCTTTTGAATTAACTGTTGTTGCATGACCGAGTGTGAATACGGTCAGGGCCAATACTGCGACTATGATTTGCATCATGGTTTTCATATGGTGTCCTCCTTTTAAAGTTGTAAGATATTTAAGGTAAGAATTCTAATGTTATACTACTATATAAATTTATTTTTGCCAAGTTAAATACAAAACTTTGAAAAAACTGTGGTTAAAACCCTACTTATTCTGGGATAAGTACGTAGTTATTGGTACCTTTTGAGCTGCTGATTGTTGTAAAATCATAGATGGGTTGGGATCATTTGAAACAGTAATACCTGCTGACTGTAGAATAGATTGATTAATTGATTCGGCAATGGCTGATTTTATAGTGTCACCATAAGAATCGTTGCTGATGATGTTGGCCACAAATTGATAAGATTGAGTACGAGTTTTATCTGTGCCAATGGAAATTATTTGACTTGCCAGGCTAGACAACAGTGATGATTGACCAGCATTGAATACCACATTGGCTCTGGCCAAATTGGTCACTTCAATATTGAGATTGTTGACCATTGCTTTGTATGCATTGCTTGCTGTCAGCAACGGTGCCGAAGTGACGTAAGATGTCAGCACCGAATTGACCAAATTGACTGCGTTAACAACTGCTGTGGGTTGAGCATAAACCGGAGGATCGCCCACTGGAGGGGTTGCAATATATGTTGCTATACTGTTGCTCAATGTAGTCAATGCCGATACCAACTGTGCAGTAGGGATCAATGGGTAATTGTTTATTATTGTCTGTAATCCAACTGAGTACGGTATGCCAGCACAGGCTCCGAGAAAATCGCTCATCAATGCTTGCCCCAGTGCACCAGTTCCGGTCACAGTGTTGGTCTGCAGAGTAGAAATGGTACTGGGCGATAATATCAATGATGATCCACCGGGTTGATTTGTTGTTGATAATTTAGGGACTTCAATGCTTGAAAAAAATGTAGCCATACTATCCCAAGAATTAAAAGAAGCTTGCCCAAGAGTTTTGTGTAAAAAATTGCCCAGTGATTCAAAATCTATAATACCAATTCCCACTAGTTTTTTGTATATGGCAGGATCGACAATCTTAGACAAGTTTAAATAATCATTCAATGATGTCACAGTGGCACTGACTGGCTTTGTAAAAGTAGTGCCTGTTATTATAGATGTTAGATTTGCTCCAATAATTTGTTTATAGATGTTGTTCATTGTTGCAGGACTAGATGCAGTCACTGGTGTAGTTACTGTAACAGTTTCTTGACTTGGTAAATTTACCTGTCCAACAAATCCAGTAACTGTACTGGTTGACGATTGAGTGTACGAAACAGTTGTGCTGGTAGGAGGTTTAGAAATATCTCCAAGATTTAATCCAGCAGCGGTGAACAAATCATCAAGTCCGTATTTTCCCATTCGCTGACTTAATAAATTTTGTCCAAAAACATAAACATTACCTAGTTGAGTAAAATTTGTAACATCATACAAGGTTCCAAACCCAGACACTAAATCTGACAGTACAGGGCCATTGGAGCCTATTCCACCAGTGGCCAATTGCAGTGGTCCTTTGAATCCAATACCACTGGCAGCATAGGTTTTGGTTTGTAATATATTAATACTACTAGTAGTTTCAAAAGATTGTGCGGCTGCACTGTATGTTTTCAGCAACACATTGGCAAATCCAGAGTATCCGTGGGCAAAAGGCAAATTTGCTTGTGCCAATAATGTACCACTGAAGCTGGCAGTACCGGGCACAGCCACATTTGCCCAGCCAGTTTGTCGTTGACCGCCTTGGCCATCGTCAACATAAACACCCGTGGGAATAGTTCCGTAATAACTTACATCTGCAGAACTGGTCGCAGATGTGCCCGAAGGATAAAAATTTATCAGGAATGCAGTTGAGTCTACTCTAGCACCAATATTTGCAACAGAATCTATCAGCATCCCGCCTGCAAAATTACTAACCTGTGAAAATATGTTGGCAATTAATTTAACAGTGGGCAAATTTGCGTACTGTACAATTTCGTTGGACACAGTAGAAGATTGTGCCAATCCGTGACCATTGATAATTGTGGCCTGGGCATTTAATGCTAACGCACTGGTCATGTCATGGTCCTGCTATAACAGTTACTGCACCAGGGCCCAATATAAAATGTCCGCACGATGCCAAACTGCCCACCACTGCAACAGGTCGTCCATTTACCAGTATATTGGGTATTGTTAATGCACGAACTTCAGCAAGTGCACAGTCTGGATTAAATCCTGGTGCATTTGGATTGTAAGGATTTCCGTGAGTATTAACAGGATCTCCAAGAGTTAGTACAGGCTTGCCCATTGCTATTACATTGGGACTCAGACTAAAGAATTTGCCAGGCGGGCCTACCAACGCTCCGGTAACGCCCGGAATGTCTGTGGAATCTCCTGCAACTGCAATTGGGCTAGCCATTTAGTATATTATTTTTTTAGCATCTACATCTATACCTGTTGTGGTTTTGATATAGTGACTTTCAATTTCTTTAAGTACCGCGGCATGCATCATTACGTGCTCGGGTCGTAGTGTTACATTATTATTTATATCGGCAGAAAACATACTTTGCATAAGTCCTAGACCTTGCTTGCTGGGAACCACTGTGCATGGACGATTTACTACAAATCCTGCAGCATTTGCTTCGACGATTTTTGCAACAATTTCGTCGCCATTGACAAGTTTGAAACATACGATGTCATTGGCATCGTAGCTTTTTTGAATTAACATTTTTATCCTTTGAGTGTATTGAAAAATTCTGGGAGCTGACGTGATAAACCTTGAAACCCGCCCTCAACCAACAGTTTGTTGTCCTGATAGATTTGCGGAACTGTACGATGACCCTCTGCTAGAATAAATTCACGTGCAACAGGATCCTCGTCTATTTTAACTTCTTGGTAAGTTACACCTTTTAAATCAAGTAACTTTTTTGTTTGTACACAATAGGGGCAATTGTTTTTTGAATATACTGTTATCATTGTAATATTTATTGTTGCAACAATCTTACAAACTAAAACCCTTAAAAGTATTGTTGTCAATATCTTGTTTGGTTCCGCCAATGATATAACTTGAAATTTCAGTTTCTTGCGGAGCTACTTGTACATCAGCACCAGCAATCCATTTGGCAGTCCACGGCAATGGATTTGAACCTGGCTTGACTCCACAGTTAAGTCCAACCGCGGTCATACGTTTACAAGTCAACCAATCCACATAGTCGCAGAGTAATTGTTTATTGAGGCCAATCATTGAACCATCTTTAAACAAATACTCTGCCCATGTTTTTTCCTGCTCGGCAGCCTGCAGGAACATCTGTTCACATTCTGACTTAGTTTCTTCCTTCAGTTTGGCGAAATCAGCGTCATCTCCCGGCAGTAACTTGATCAACATTTGTGTACTGCCCAGATGTACGTTTTCGTCGCGGCAGATTAATTTAATAATCTTGGCATTGCCTTCCATTTTCTTTAACTCAGCAAAAGCCCAACTACACGCAAAACTAACA